TCTCCAGCAGGTTCGCCATTAGGTTCTTCCCATGCATAACCACCATCATAACCAGTATTTCCCCACACTCTATAACCTGCAGTGGGTCCTGAAGTCTTTTGTCCGCCCTTGTTGGCGTCCACGCTGTCCTTATCACTCTTAGGGACACAACGCATTGTCTTTTTGTCCCATCTGTATCCTTTAGGACAACCAATCTTTTCGTCTTCCTTTGCCACTTTGCCATCGCCTGGATCTTCCAGAGCAGGTGGTACTTCTTCTTCGTAGATAGGAGCAGGGTGGGCAGTTAAGTATTCAGTAAAGTTCATCGATCAGCGGACTTTATCTTTATTTATCCCAGCTCTTAGGCACAGTAAAGTTAAGTTTAGAGAACTCCATTCTGTCAATAAGCTTGGTTGCGCTCTTATTGGAGATAGCAACAAACCCCTCTGGAGTGGTTGCTTCATACTTGTCACCCATGTTGACAAACAGCCTGAGTTCTGATACCTTCTTCATCTTATTCACCAACATGTTCTTGGCAAACTGGATATTCATATAAGCAGCAATGAGCATCTTGAACTCCTTCTCGTTGTCCTCTATCCAAAGGATAGTGTTTAACCACTTAAATGCTTTATCTGACTGCGACTTCAGAGTTTTGTTCTTCTTTATCACTTTATTATATTCTATTCCCATGTGATGTTGAAACGCAGCATACGCCTGCTCTACTGAAGGTATGTTTGTGCCTGCCTTCACATAGTTATTGAAGAATTTAAGGAGTTCTGTATCAATAGCAAGAGACTTCTTACCAGTTTGAATCTTTTCAAAGATTGACTTTGCTTGTTTAACAGAACCTTCTGCTTTGTTTACTGCCCTGTCATACACACCTCTCTCCCCTGCAGAGAAAGTAGCAACATTTCCTATGTCTTTGAACTCTGCTTTCTGTGCCCATACCTGGCCACCACTCTTAAAGTCTCCGTCGTTTATCTTAAAGGAAGCGGACATCTCTGGCAGTGAGGGTCCAGTGTATTTGGTGTGAAACACAATACCTAGTTGTGCTCTCTCTATTTGCTTACCTAAAGGTGTATGTGGGTCAACAGCGTAGGTAATAGTATTTGGTCTGAATGTCAACCATCTCTTATCATCTATTGTTTCCATCGTCTTATCGTTGGTGAACATAAGGTCACCCTGGAGCACTCCTTTTATTTCTGCACCTTTAAGGTATCGAAGTGATACTCGCAGCTTCTCTGCCAGCACACCATCATACATTCTAGTTACATCGTCTTCGGACTTACAGAGCTTAGCGTCCTTAGCAAACACACTCTTGGTGCCAACAAAGAAACGACCATCTTCTGGGTCTGTCCCACAGATGATCGCCGGTGCTCCGTCCCACTTGGTGGTGATGGAGACTTGTGCTCCACCATCACCTGATAAGAACTTACTCATTTCTCGGAGTATCTTGATTGCCTCTTTGGCACCAGCTGCTCCGTCAGTTAATAATCTGTCCTCAATGTGAGTTAGGTGTTTATTCTTTTCAGCCACCGTCTACTTGGCAACCAACCAGTGCTCCAGTAACAACTCCGAGGGGAATTGCCCAAATGCGTCCTTCATCGCGTGAAGCGACTGCACCAACAGTACCGCCTGCGATGCCACCAACGATGGTACCTTCAAGACAGGAGTTGTTGTCTACTTGTCTGCGGTGAGCAACTGGTGGTCTGCGGTGTGGACGAGCAGCACCACGGCAGGGGATTTCCCTCTGCTGTGTCCAGCGTCTCACTCTACCTGGACTAGAACTCGTACCGGGGATATACTCCTCACGATAAACGTCCTTATAACAGGTGCGCTCTACTACACCAGCAACCCTGCGTGGGCGTCCAACGTGGGTGTGGCGGTGTCCTACCCTGTGTGCCAACACGGTTGGGTTGGTTGGTTCGGGGTGGTGTGCCAACGCTGCACCAGGAGCGGTGATAAGGGCAGCGAGGATAAGTGGAATAGTTTTCATAGTGATTCTCCTTCAGTAGTACTTATGTTACCATCTTCATCCTTCTTGAGGAATCCAAAGGCTTCTTCTTTCTTATCAGCTCTCTTCTTGTGTGCTAGTTTAGCAACACTCTCCATAACTTTCAAGGTGTCCTCAATGCTTCCACCTGAGTCCTTGATGGGCTGGTTCACGATGTGGAAGAGGGGCAAGAACTGATCCATTGCCTCCTGCATCTCTTCTGGGGTTAGTGGTTTGTCGCTCAAAGGTCTCCCTCCTGTCTGTGCTCAGAGTACCAAGCGTCAAACTGACCACCTGGATATCGTGCTTCTAACTTCTTAATGTTCTCAGCAATAACATCGTCCAGTGAGAGGTCCATAGCAATAAGACACTGAGTAAGATACCACATAACATCACCAAGTTCACGCTTGATGTGGAATTTAGTTTCTTCATCCCAAGGCTTACCCTGGAATACCAGCTTCTTAACAATTTCCATAATCTCACCACCTTCGCTGTTGATACCAACAGCACCAGTCATAAGACGTTCAATGTTTGCACCTGACCTGTCCAGGGACATAAGTCTGTCAGTTAGAGCAAGAAAGTCTTTGCTTTCGTCAGAGGTGACTGCATCAACAAAACCACGGTATTTGGTGTGGTCGATCTTCTTCTTAGCCATGATTGAATAAACTCATAATGTGATTGTAGCACACCCTACTTCTTCTTTATAGGGAGCTTGTATGCGCGTTTCCGTCCGGGAGGGGCATCTCCCTTGCGCGCTTCTTTATCATACTCCTTCCAGTTCTTCCCATACTTCTTACGGAGGTCGTCCTCCTTATTCTTTTTATCAGCCTTGTCCATCTCGTCTCCATACTGGCGCATGAAGTCCTCGTAGTTTCGTCTTGCCTCGTCAAAGAAGAAATTGTCCATGTTAGAAAGTGAAGTCTCCGAATGATTTAGTATTGAACTTAGGTTCACCCGACACTGGTTCGACACTTAAGATATCATCTTGAGCAGATTGTTCTACATCAAACAAACGCATCTTTGCTCTGTCAATACCAACTACGAACTTTCTGTGGGTGGTGAGGTCGTTGTATCTATTCTTGAGCTGCTTGACCATAATCTGTCCCATCTCATCCAACTCCTCGGTAGAAATAAGAGCAAACATAAAGTCGGCAGTAGCAGGTAAGCCAAAAGACTCAGACGTATCAGTAAGATCGACATCAGAACTAGCAAATCCCCCTCGGGTAGTTTGAGTAGCGCTCATCACTGGAATGTTATACTTCACAGCAAGTCCACGCAACTCTTCAGCAATCGCTTTCACGACTGTATATGAGTTTACATTACTTCCCGCCCTGTATCTAGCGCTTGTGCAGATATTCAGATAATCCACAAACACAATGTCCGGCTTGAAGGCTTTCTTTAAGCTCAACTCTTTAATCAAAGCATCAAAGTGCCCAGAGTGAGCAGAGGCAGTGGGGTACTCTTTGATGTACAACTGCCCCTGTGTTTTTCTTTGTATCCCCTGTACCTTGCTTTCAAACATAGGACGGGGGATGTCTACTATGTCTTGGAGGTTGGTGTTGAGGAGGTTTGAATCAATTCGCTCAGCAATTCTCTCCTCTGCCATTTCAAGAGTGATGTAGAGAACGTTCTTCCCTTGCATGAGGATGGTGCTAGCCAGTGAGCACATGAATAGACTCTTTCCGACGCCTGTACCAGCAAGAGCGATGTTGAGAGTTTTGTTAGGGATCCCACCTTTCGTAATTTTGTCAAAGTAAGAAAGTCCGAAAGAGAGGCGTTCCTCTTTGAGGTGATAAAAGTCATAGCGTTCGTTATAGTCCTGTAGGTAGTTGTGACCAATGTGGGCGTCAAATGACACCGAGAGTGCTTCGGACAATAACTCAGGGATAGATTCTCTTCCTTTGTCCTTGTCTTGTCCGTCGTGAATTGAAATTGATTCAAGCAAAGCAAGATACACCGCTCGCTCTTTGCACCACGTTTCCGTAGTATCTACAAGCCAATCGGTGTTGTTGTCTTCTGCAGTGAGAAGTGCTTCGCATGCTAAACCCACGTTTCTGAAGTCATCTTCAGATATTCCATTTAACGATTCAACTGCAACCGCGAGGGATTCTCGTGTTATGCACCCTCCATATTTAGTAAAGTGCTCTGCGAGGATCTCAAATATGATTCGTCCAGTGGACTGCTCAAAATAAGATTCTTTAACATAGGGTAATGCTTTTCTGGCATACTCCTCGTTGTGAATAAACCCTCGCAGGATAGTAGTCTCAAGCGTTGAAATCATGAAGCATCATTATTATCAGTGAAGTACTGATTGTATTCATCAGTACTCTCTTGGCATAATTCTAGCACAATTTCCATGCACTTTCTATCTAATTCGGGGAACTTGCTCCAGTAGTATTGGAACTCAGCCTCCGTAAGAGTAGGTTCCTTGGGCGATGACATCTAGTTTCTCCAGAACTTCAGGGGTAAAATAAGTTTCAGGGTTCTTGAGTATTTCTTTCGCATAAACCTTCTTTCCATCCATTTCGTAGCGCCCTGCTACATTCTTCCAAAGTCCGCCAGCCTCACCGAGTTCAAGAAGACCATAATGTCTATCAAGGCCACGCTCATCATAATACAAACGTACTTCAACTTGCTGGTTCTCCTTACTTAAACGCGACTTAGCAGTCTTTGCCTTGATAATGTTGCCAATGACTTCCTTTCCGTCCTTCTCCTTCTTTTTACCAAGATAGATAATGCTACTGGCAGCGTACTTAAGGCCGCTCCCACCGCCCATCTCTTTAGTAGGAACATAGGAACCGATGACATCATAAGTATGGTTTGTGACGATAAGGGGAACATTAGCTTGACCAAGCTTTAGTGTGAGCATTCTAAATGCGCCTTTGATGAGTTGGGATTTAGTCATGTCTCTGATGTTTTTATCCGCCAGAGCATCTCCAATTTCCTTCTCAGTGGACAGCATTCCAAGAGAGTCTAGCACAAACATCATGGGCTGACGCTTGTCCTCTCCTAACTTTAAATATTTATCTACACACTGGAGTGTTTTAGTTCTAAACTCTTCAATAGTTACAACATTTATTACAACTACCCTGTCGGTATCGATGCCTCGTGATGAAAGGAGAGTAGGTGTAATAGCAGACTCAGTGTCAAAATAGAGGACAACAGCGTCAGGGTTATTGTCAAGGAAATTTCGGACCATCGCAAGAGCGAAGAAAGTCTTACCTGTAGCTGATTCACCGGCCAGAGCAGTAATCTTATTAGCAGAAATACCGCCGAAGATACTACCAGAAACAAGAGCATTAAAGATATACGAACCAGTGTCCACGTATTCCTGAGTTTCGTCAATAGCGCTTGCCAGAGTTGCATGCTCGTCTCCAATGTCTTTTATGATGTCTTGAATGAATGTCATGTGAGGGTGTAGTGCTTCGAGGGTTAGGTAGTATTCACGGGTGTCTAGACCCCCGTGGTGTAAGTCATAATAGAGTTCTAGTGCTTCCCATATAGTCACGAGAAGAAGGACTCTAAGGTGTTGGTTTGCTCGGTGTTCCAACCAATGGTGTCTAGAATCATTTTAAGTGGGTCGATGAAACCTTTCTCAAACATTTTATCATAGTCCAAGTATTGATTCAACTTGAACTCCCTAGGGAACTCGTTGATGAACGAGATGACGTTCTCTCCAATTGGATTTGGTACCTTGAGGAAGACAAACTTTATCTTCTCTCCGTCTGGTATAAGGTTGTACTTGTTAGTCAGGTCCTTTTCCTTCAGTTGGTGGTTGAACATAATAGCCCCACGGATGTGCATCGGTGTGGACTTCCGGTAGAGGGTTGCCGAGTCAGTGAACTTCTCTACGTTGTTGGCAGTGCGCGGGAACGCCACCACCTCAGTGGGTAGTGCCGCGTGCTCCTTGCGTGCTTTATCAATGTAGGCGATAAGCTCCGCCTCGGTGCCACTCATAATGATGTTGAGGGACTCTTTGATGTAGCCCCGACACGGCGCAGGAGTGGAGGACTTCACAGCCTCAATGCCCATCATCTTTAGCTTAGGTTGCTCGTACCTGACACCTTCGTTGTCCCATACGTTTAGGATGTAGCGTTTCTTTGCTGTCCAGATACCCTTTTCAGCAATACACTCACGTTTCATCACCAGTGTCCTTTCGTGACACTGAAGGTAGTCTGAGAACTCGTCATAAGACTCGTCGATGAAGGGAACTATCTTGCTCTCGCAGAACTGGTTTAGAATCTCGACAATTCGTTCTCTAGGGAGAGTTGATTCCCGATTGACCACGCCAACCAGATCCCCAAGATCCAGATAGATAGAGTCAGTATCCGACGCGATGACATAGTCCTTAGTGGCAGTGCCCAGCACCTTATTTAGATACTCGTTTATCTTCCGTTCAATCCATCTAATGGCTACCTGCCCTGTAAGTGTAATAGCTTCTGCATTATCGAGACGATAATGGCGGAAGTACTGGTTCCCAAGAGCACCATAAAGACTATTGAGTTGAATCTTTCGCGCCATCTGGAAGTTGGACCACTTCGATATCTCCTTGGCAAGTTCTTCTGTTGGCTTGTGCTCATAGCGTTGCTTGCACTCAAGCATATTCTGTTTGTACTGGACGCGCTCATCATAAATGGTTTTTACTAGTTCGGGCATAAACCCAGTTATGTTCGTGGTATACATAGCACCGTTGGCAGCAACTGTTATGTCACTGGGCGTCGTGCCTTGGATGTCAACCTCTTTGTTCACCAGCTTAGTGATGTCAATGCCAGCCACCTTCTCGTGCTTATGATCCAGTAGAGTCTCTGGTGAGACGTTTAGGAACCTAATAAGGGAAGGGTACAGGCTGTTCAAGTCAAAGGACACCACCCAGTCGTACGCGCCTGGGACTGGCTCCTTCACGTATGCCCCGGCGTACTGGTCGTTCTTGCTACTCTCGTGCCGTGGGGGCAGCACGATGTTCTTCTTGCGTAGATAGTTATAGATAATAACGTCCCACAGTCTCACCTGAGCAAAGGTGTCAGTGTAGTTGCAGTGGGCGTCGTAAGCCATCAACATAATGAGGTCGATGAACTTCATCTTCTCCTCCAGTTTGTCCACCAGGTCAACGTCAACCAGGTTGTAGTCAACAAACTTATTCCACCCATTGGTGTAGAAGTCTTTGAAGGTGTCAAACTCAGAGTGGTCTAGCTTCTTCTCCCCCAGCTCAATCTCAGCAATAACGTCCAGCCTGTATGACTCCCTGTTGGTGTAGGTGTTCTTCTTATACACGTCCAGGTAGTCCAGGACACTAACACCAGCGATGTCATACTTCTGATGGGGTTTGCCCATGGAGTTGTGTATTATATCACTGTCTACCATGTTCCACGGAGACAGACGTTTGAGCGTCTTCTCTCCACACACCTTTTGTATTCTGTTACAGATGTAGGTTATGTCAAACAGCTCTACGTTCCAACCAGTAATAACTTCCGGTTGCACACTTGCCCACCACTCAACAAAGGTAGAGAGAAGAGCGTGCTCGCTCTCACACTCCACGTACTCCACGTCGTCCCTGGTACAATTGTAGGGACGGGAGCCAAAGGTGATAAGCCTTTTAGTCTTGAAGTTCTTTAGTGTAATAAGAAGAATCTCTTCCTCTGCTAGTTCAGGTTTGGGGAACCCGTTCTCCGAGGATGTCTCAATGTCCAGAGACCATAGTTTAATCTTGTTCTTGTCGTACTCAATATCCTCAGGGTAGTCTTCCGCCAGGAACTGGTACAGGAACCTCTCAAAGCCATACACTGTGGTGCCATCGACACCAGCATAGTCTCTCAGGAAGTTCCTGCAGTCCTTGGGTCCACCCGGTTGGATAGGTGCAACATACTGCCCGTCTAGAGTCTTGTACTCTGTTTCTTTCTTAGACGGCAAAAAGAGGGTGGGTTTATATGGAATCCTGTCCATAAAGTGCCCGCCCTTCTCGTCATCCCAACCCCTTACCAGGATTGAGTTGCCATACAGTCTGGCAAATGTATAGAACCTCAAGCCTCGTACCTCTTTGCTTCTTCGCGGCGGTGCTGTAGGTAGTCTAGCACATCATCTCTGATGTGCATCAGGTCAGCAAGACAACCCAGATCCTTCGCTTGGTTACGAAGGTCTGAGTCGGGCTTGGATACAGACATAATCATAAGATCTAGTCCGTCAATATATTGGGTCCTCTGTGTAGCGAGGTTCGTATTCGTCGTCTGTTCCATCGAGGATAGGGTGCGGATTGTCTTCCTCATTGAGTATAACGCGTTTGGGTTCCTTTTTGAAGTCCTCCAGCGTCTTACCCAACTTCTTAAGATATGCTTCCGTTACCTCAGGGGAGGGTTCACATACTGTAAGCAAGTCCTCACTCCTAAGGAGGATATGATCCTCCT